GGAGCCTCCAAGGGTTCTGGCAGTGTCTTATTGTATGTCAATCCGATTTCCGCGTCCTCCAGACGGCCTTGAAAATCTTCTGTCTTAAAGGGCTTTGATTTTACAGATTCAAGGGTGTTTACCGACAGAATCTCGTTAATTGCGCTCACTTGCGAAGTTTCAGCCGCATTTAGTGGCATATGTTCTTTGTCGCTGGCAATAACAACAGATTCGTTGAAGTTCTCCTGCGAAAATTCCTGACTGCCCGCCCATTCCAGTGCAGGTTTTTCCTTTTTCTTGGCTAGTTTTTCTTTTTTGTTGTTAGTCTTAGTGATTAGGTTGCGATAAAGTTTCGGAGAAAGCTTGTCTTTGTTTACAACAGCTTTTTGTTTAAGTTCTTTAACCCTTTTGTCAACAGGGGTGTTGCCAACTTCCTCTTGTGATGTCAGTTTTTTCCAAACGTTTGCAGGAATAATCTCTCCATCCATCGGAGCCGTAAACCTAGATTGAGCCCTGCCTGGTAATTCGAACATCGTTCCATCAGCTCCCAAAAATCCTTCTTTTCCTAATTCGTTCACCCTGCGCGTCTCCCCTGCAACGACAGAACCACCTCTCCAGGCTGTATTGGTAGCGCCGCCACTACCTCCAGAAGAACTAGCATTTGAGGCAAGCTGCCGACCAATCTCTCTAACTTTTTTAAGCTGTCTGTCGAGCGCCCCATTAGTAATATAGTCAATATCGCTTTCCAGGCCTCTTTCGGCTTTACCGATGTCTTCAACAGCTTGTTCGATGTCTTCCATCTGCTCTTCTTGCTTTTTAAGTTCTTTCTTGATTTTATCTATTCTTGATTTTCTTTCCTCATGCTGCTCTTCTTCTTTGCTTCTTATGTCATCTATTTGCGTTTTCTCCTCTTCTTTCGCATCTTTCCTCATTTGATTTAACTCCGACACCCTGTCCTTAGTTTTTCTGGCCTCTTCTTTTTCTATTCCAGCAAGCACTTGAAGTGCTATTTTAATTTCTTCCATTGTTTTTCTTTCCTGAGCGGCAAGCTCCTCCTTTCTCTTTTTCTCTTCTGCATCTAGTCTCTTCTTTTCTTCTGCCTGCTGCCTTTCTGCTTCGGCCTTTTGATCTTCAAGCGCCTTGAGTTCTTCTGCTTGCTGCTTTTCAATTTGAGCTCTGCGTTTGGAGTTTTGGATCCTTTCAATTTCGGCCTTTGCTCTCTGTCTTTCGAGTGCAGTTTCAGCGGTTAGTGCTGTTTTCCTGAGTTCGTTTAACTGCATTTGCTCAAGCTTCTGCTGAGCAGGGCCGGTCCCGTCGGAAACACTAGCAAGCTGAGCGGCGTACTTTTCTCTTACTTTAGCAATCTCTGCATCAAGATTAGCCATTTCCTGCGCATGGGTCGCTTCCATTTGCGCCCTTCTCTTGTCATAGTAAGAGTCTAATTCGCTTTTCAAGGACTCGTAATAAGATGAATAGCTATTCTTCATATTGTCAAGAGCACTCTTCTCGTCCTCGTATGACCTTTTTCTTTGCTCTTCTAACTGCTTTTCCTTCTCAATTCTTTCGTCAATTCCCTTGACGGTTGCCTCCGTCGCTTCCTTGGCTGCCGCGACTTGAGCGTCGGCTACCTCTTTGATTTTCTCAATCTGTCTATTCAGGGCATCAATCTGTCTTTCGCCAAGCTGTTTATCTCTTTCTAATTGAGCTTTCTGGGCTTCAATCATTTCATTGAGCTTGACCTTGGCGGCATCGTAAGCCGTTTCAAGCCGCTTCATTTCGGCCTCAGCTTTTTTGGTACTAAGAGCGTTGATCGCTGCGTTAAGTTCCTCTTGCTTCTCCTTGGTAGGTTCGATGCCAGATACTCTCAGAGTATTGAGTTCTTCCTCTAGCCTTTTGACCTCTTCTTCTTCTTTCTTGAAAGCATTAGTAGTTCCAGTGATAGCATCACCGAGTTCTGTCTGACCGTCAATAACACTTCTCATGTCACCCGCTTCTGCGAGTGCCTGTGTAACACCTTTCACACCAGGAATGAGGTTAACTAGCCATCCTATTCTTTCTACCAGCCTCAAGATTCCAGCTACAACCGACGCAATGATCGCTCCAGCGCCACCAAGGATTACGCCAAAAACTTGGATAAGAGCTTGAGCGGCAACTCCTAAAATCACATTTAAAACCTTAAGGCTTTCAGAGAATTTTTCCGCCCAATTGTCGCCAAGAATAGCCTTTGCGATTTCTTGAATTTTCTGAATCCAAAACTCAAAAGCCTTTGCTATTTCGTATATAACAATCATTAACCCATTACTTATCCACTCGATCCAAACGCCAATAACAGCAGAAAGTTCTTTAAACATCGTCTGAATCCCAGGCATGCTGGTAGCGATTTTAGAGAAAAACTGTGCAAAAGCAGCTGAAATTCGCAGCAAGGATTCACCTAGAGGGGCAAGAGCTTTGCCCATGGCTTCTAGGCCAATAGTTATAAGGCTGTTAATTCTTGCCATCACCTGCTGAATGGTCGTACCTCCTTTCTCTCCAATACTTGAAATTGACTTCTGAATATCCCCCATCGAACCCGCCACAACCTTTCTGGATTCCTCAGCAGAGGCGATAAAAGCCTCCTTGAACATTTCAGCACTGACTTCGCCATCTTGCATGGCCTTGGTCAGGTCGTTGATTCCATAAGCATTTTTCAGGTAGGTAGCAATCTGACCGCGAAGGGCTCCATCAAGTTCAGCGAACTGCTGATTAAGTTCTTCTCCTTGCAGCTTTCCTTTACCCATGACCTGAGCGAAGGCTTCGATATATCTACCCGTTTGTTCAGTATTAAGGCCAAGCGTAACGGCCTTCGCGGAAATAGCTTCAATAACCTTCTCTGTATCAGAGAGACTTCCTCCTGACTGCATGATTGCAGGACCAAGCCTCAAATAGGCCTTTTCGATTTTCTGGATGCTCGCCCCGTAAGTCAGAGCAATAGCTCTCGAAGACTTTAAGATTTGGTCCTGATTAGCGACGGAAACCCCGAGAGCCTCAAAAGCCAGCCTAACCCGCTGGATGTCTTTAGCCCTGTTGACAAACTTTGTTGCATACTGGGTCAAGGTTCCAACAGCTTGGATGACCGCCTGGACTTGGAAAGACATCTGAGAAAACTTGTTTCCCATTGTCGTTAGCCTGGTTACAATATTGTTGCCTTGACCAGTCGCGGCAAAAGCTTCGTTTAGGTCTTTGCCTAGTTGGTTAACTTTGGCTTGAATTTTTGCAATTTCAGGATTAATGGCTCTGAATTGCTTCCCAGATGCAGTGACCTTCGTCACATACGCAGATGTTGCATTAAGCAGCTGTTTTTGAACGGCCAGTTGCTGTTTTAGGCTGGTAACACTTCCGGCTCTTGCTCTGTTTTCTTTGTCGAGTCCTTGGAGAACTTTGGACTGCAGCTTGTCTACTTCTTTATATACTGTTTTATAAACGCCATCTAACCCTTTTTCTTGGGTCGTATTTATAGTTGTTTGGATGGTCACTTCGCCATCCATGTCCATTAATCTACCAAGCTGTTGACTGTACTCCTCAAATTTCCTCTTAGAATAAGCGTCGCTTTTATTTTGTAATTTTTTAGCTTTATCATAAAGCCCTTGAATTACTTGACCCGGCTGAGCTGCGTCGATGTTAAGTTCGACAGGGAGCTTAATCTTCTGCGTCATAACCTAACAAAATCTTCTATAGTCTTCCAGGTTTTAGGCATAAAAAAAAGGGGGCTTGGTTAAGGCCCCTCGTATGTTTTTGCCGTAAGTATCGGGGTTACGGACTTCAGACGATTGTGGCGACAGTAGAAGTTGCCGTACCACTGCCGTCTGTGATTGTAACAGCCTCGCCAACGGAATAACCAGAGCCAGCGCCAGTAATAGTAACGCCAGCGCCAGTAATCGTTCCAGATCCAGATGTGTTGACTGTACCAGTCGCTCCAGCTCCAGATGTGCCAGTAATCGTAACTGGCGTGTCGGTGAGGTTGGGGTCAAAGACGTCACCGTCAACGATGGCGCCCAGACTTCCGATACCTCCAGTCAGCTAAGCGTTGTCGGACAACTCGATCTGATAAGAACCGTAGCCAGTGATTGAGCACTCCCAGGAAACGATGCTGGTTACTTCGTTTGACTCGGTGTAGCCCATCAGTGTGCCGTAGCCATAGATGGTTTCAGCGATTCCAGTAGGACCAACGCGAAGAAGCTTCACTCGAAGATTTTCGGCCACTGTGTTCGCTTCGGTCAGACGTAGGAACTTATAACCAGGGTCTGAAAAATCAGCAATACCAGCGAGACTCATAGTGAAGCTCTTAGTGGTAGCCACGGCCTGATTAAAGCCCTTTGAGTCGTCGTCGTAGGTATAGATGTCCTCGGAGCCAGTATCGGTCTCCAGGGAAGCCTGAGTCAGACCAGCAAGGCGTACAGGTTCACCTGAGCCATCCAGTGCGTAGTCCGTGGCGCCGACAGTGAACTTAGCATCATCCACTCCGTTGGAGGGAACGAAAACAACAGCACCATCAGAAGCCTCAACCAACGTGGTGGTGTCAATAAAACCAGTCGCAGGAGCATCTCCAGCGGTGACGCCGTTGAATGTCACGTCCACTGCGGAAGACAGAACAGGGACGATGTAAAAGTCGTAGCCAAAGGCTGCATTGAAGTTTGCCATGTTTGAAACGGGTGCTAGCCCGTAAAAAGGTACTTCGGACCTTCACGGCCCGTTACTTTATAATGCCTAACAGGTGATTACGGGGTTAAAATCGGCTTGTCCGATGGAATGTTGATTGAAGTCTGAACATTGGCATCTATGCCAGAAGATACAGCTACAGTCTGATAAGAAGTAGCGCCACTAAAGATTTCCATAACTCGCTTAACGACTATATTCATGTCGTCCCCAGTTGCCGGATTCCAGCATATCACAAAAACAGTCCAGTCAGCTATCAAGTCACTGGTGTCAAATCTGTCAATTCTCCTAAAATCAGCCGTATCATGTATGATTACTTCAATGCCATTGACAGACTTTATACTGGGAAGGTCAGCGCCGGGAGTCGTAATGGTAACAGCAGGTACTGGCGTGGAATTGCCTTTGAATTCGTAAGAGCCAATCGCATTAGTGAAAACCGAATCAGCAGTTAGCGTGTCGTAAATTATTTGGGGACTAGATGGGAAATTTTGGGCCACTGGACTGCAAAGATCTTCAACATAGGGTGCCTTATAAGGTAAACTAGTGCAACAACGCAATGATTGCTATGCATCCAAAGCCTTCGGATCTTTTCATTGACGTTGCTTTTATTAAAGAATGAGCGACGTAGTTAAAATA